GATGATACGCCAGGACACGAAAGAATACACCAGTATCATACATCTGGCACTTTTGTTGAAATTGGAAATGGATATACGGCACCACCGAAAGCATATGTTCCGCCAGATGGCACAAGAGTTCAGAGAATTGTGGGAGATGATTACGAGATCTGTTATGGAAATAAGAAGATTTATGTTGCTGGATCAGAGGGTGTAGATTTAGTTGTTTCTGGTGGTATAAATATTACAGTTAATGGTGGAGGAAATATTCAACTAAATGGAGAAGTCAATATTCTCGCAAAGGGAGACATAAACCTTAAAGTCGATGGAAACTTAAAGGCATCTGGAAAACAGATGGAATTCTTTGCCGAAGAAAATATTGCGTTTTCTGGCAAGGTAGTATCATTTATATCAGATGGATCTATTATGAATGTTGGACAGAGAATTGAAGTTAATTCTGGTCCTCCAGTAGTTCGCCCAAAGTCCGTAATTATTTAATAAGGAGATAATATGTCAGGAGTATGCAGAGCATTTCAGGATACCGCTGGTGGACTTATATTAGACGGAATAGATTCCTTCTTGGTAGATGGTATGCCTATATGTGTGGAAGGAAATCCAATACAAGACCACGGTGAAGGAGATCACAATAATGCCATAATGACAAATGGTAGTTCTTCTTTTATTGTTAATGGTATTCCAGTATGCACAGAAGCAAGTCAAGCATCTTGTGGACATACACCTACTGGTTCTTCTACCTTTTTAATAGGATAATTATATGGGATTTTCAGATGGTAAACCGATTGAAACGCCAATAACACCAAAAGTGAACTCATCTGCGTGGGGTGTTCAAGAAGAAGATGCAATCAACAAGGAAGAAATGCCACAACTTGCAGTATTGCAAAGTGAAATTGCTGCTCAAGAAGCAGCAGCAAATTTTGCCACATGGGAGGCACAAAAACAAGATAAAGCAGCAGCGGCAGCAGAAGCAGCATTACTACAATCTAATGCTGCTATTACAGTAGATCCAACATTATTGTCTGGAGTAGATGAAGCCGCACCATGTCCATGTAAAAAATCAGTTACAGATGAAGAAAAAGCAGCACATGCATGGTGTGAAACAAACAACCCTATACAAAATGTAGCAGGAAAAAATGCGGGAGCATTGAGTGCGGCACTTGGAAAATCTATTACGGCATTTGCGGTATTCAGCGATCCTGCTTCGCCATTATTTAATAAACTTGCAGTAATGGGAGTTGATACTGGAAAAATAAATAATATGGCTGGTAATTTGGTTTCAATGCAAAACTCAGTTAATTTATTCAAAGCAGAAGCAGATAGACTCAGTGATCCCAAGAATCTTATGTCCATGGTGGGTCAAATGGATTTATATGGAAAGATTGGATGTGCTTTTGGTATAGAAGGATTAGATATTAGTGGTGCCGCAAGTATTGTAACCGAAGATGGAATAACAAGAATAGCCGCAATGACCAAGGTTCATGCTGATATTGATAAAATGATAGGCAATCCAGCAGATCTGGGTGCAGCAGATGATATTGCCAAAGGAATAGCAGATGGAATAGACGCAGTGTCAGGAGCAATCAATGAAGGAATTGGTGCAATGAACGATCTTACAAACAAAGCAACGGATCTGATGGAAGAAGCCATGCTGAAGATTTCAGAATTCACACAAATCAATTTTTTGATTAATTTGGTGGGAGATGGAACAGATCCATGCAATAAAATACAAGCAAAGTTGTCAGGAAATTTGTTATCTCCTGAATTCAAAGAATACGCTCAACGTGCATATGATTCTAAGCATGCACCAACAGATACAGGATTTAGGTGACTCATATGTTACAAGTATACACGGCATTGCGAGATTTTATTGGTCCTTTGGCGGAAATATTGGGCGGAGTTATCTTTGGCATAGCCTTGGGTATAATTGGAGCAATACGAAGAAGAAAACCAAGCATAAAAGAACTTTTTTCCAGAGATATTAAGAATAAAGATAAACATTCGCAAATACATGAACTATTGACAGAATTGCGATTAGTGACTCGTAGTTCCCGTGCATTAATATTTCAATTTCATAATGGTGGTATATTTGCCGACGGTAGTTCAATGAGACGATTTTCAGTAACACATGAATCAGTTTCTACAGGTATTCAGTCGATGCTATTAGAATCGCAGGATGTTTTAGTCACTAGATACATGGAATTGGTGCATTTGTTAGAAGTTAGTCCATACAAAATTATTTCTGTGGAATCTTTGTTGGATTGTTCTCTTAGATCTGCATTAGAGATAAATAATGTAGAATATTTCACGGTTAGTTCATTGAAATATAGCGACAGTCTTACTCCTATGGGATTTGTTTGTTGTCATTGGTGTGATGGGAATGGATTGGATAGTATAAAACAAGAAGGAATATCCGAAGATTCATTAGAACAAGTTATAGAAGCCACCACAAAGAATATAAACATACATCTCACACACACAAATAGGAAATAAATGCCAATTAAAGTATCTAATTTTTTAAATACAACAATATTTTCAGATATTGATCCAAATTTTACAAAAAACCCAAGAAATGGTGATCTTTTATTATTAAAGGACGAACAATCTATTCGTAGATCTATATCCAATTTATTAAATACTTCGTTTGGAGAAAGATTGTTTCAACCAAGATTGGGTGGTTCTTTGCGCAATTTATTATTTGAACCAATAGATGCAATCACCACTATAGAGATCAAAGATCGAATATACGATACAATCAATAATCACGAACCACGAGTTGATAATGTTCAGGTGGATGTAATCGCCAATAATGACGAAAATTATTATACGGTATCTGTGGAGTTCTCTATACGAGCAATTGGACGAGTAGATAGGTTGTCTGTTGTTTTAGAAAGGATTCGCTAAATGGCAAATAATAGTTTCAATGTTGTTGGTTTGGATTTTGATCAAACCAAACAATCTTTAAAATCATATCTTAGTACACAAGATACACTTAGAGATTATAACTTTGACGGATCTGTACTCAATACTATCCTAGATGTTATGGCGTACAATACACATTATCAGGCATTCTATTCAAATATGATTGCCAATGAAATGTTTTTGGATAGTGCTTTAATGAGACCAAGTGTTGTATCTCATGCAAAAACACTGGGATATCTTACAGGATCTAAAAGAGCGGCTACTGCAACTCTAACCATAACAGCAGCATCTGGGAATGCAGATCAGTTTTTGAGTTATGCATCAGAGTTTATAGGAACAGATGCGGCAAAAGTACCATATAGATTTGTTCTATTAAATACAATATATTCCAATTCTGAGGGGGTATTTGAAAATGTAGAAGTAAAAGAAGGAACATTACGCAGAATAACTTATGTGTATGATCCTATTAAGAAAAATCTTAATACTCTTCTTCTTCCAAATGATAAAATAGATACATCAACCATTCGAGTTCGAGTTCAAGCTTCGGTAGTAGATCAAACTGGGTTAAATGATATATGGACTCAAGCAGAAACATACATTGATCTTACTCCAACATCCAAAGTATATTTCCTACAAGAAAAAGAAGCAGGAATGTATGAATTATATTTCGGCGACAATTTTTTGGGAATACAACCAACTGCTGGTAATGTTGTTATTATAGATTACCTAGAAACCAATGGCGAAGTGGCAAATGGCATTACAGATTTTGAAGCAGTAGTAGCGGGATTGAATACTCCAGTAGTTGTATCTCAATCATCTGGTGGAGCAGCAGAAGAAAGTGTTGCAAAGATTAAATTTCTTGCTCCAAAATATTATCAATCTGGTGGACGAGCAGTAACCGAAGAAGATTATCGTGTTGCTGTTATGAGAGAGTATCCAAACACAGATAGTGTGTTGGTGTATGGTGGTGAAACAACAAACCCACCACAATATGGAAAAGTATTTATTGCCGTAAAACCAAACTCTGGGGATGCATTAACAACATCTGAAAAGTATGCATTGGCACAAACATTGCGAACTAAATCATCAGTGGTTAGCATAATTCCAGAAATTGTGGATGCGGATTTTATTGATATAATAGTCAACACAATTATAACTTATGATCCAACTATATTGGCTTATAGTACAGGAACGTTAAAGGCAGTTATTGTTGCTTACTTGTTTGGATATTCTGCACAGGCATTGCAATCTTTTGGTGATAATTTATACACATCAAAAATCTCTGAGGGTATCAATGCATTAGATATTTCTATTCTTAGTAATGAAACCACTATCTCTCTTAGAAAATCTATAGACTTAAACAAGTTTTCTGCATCCAAAGGATTTAGTTTAACTTATATGAATCCAATAAAAGAACTAGCCGAGGGAGGAGCCGTGACCTCAAGTTTAATTACACATAAA